ACCATATTAGTGTAGTCGGACTCAAAGGAGAAACACAATGGCTTTAACAGAAGAAAAAGTAATAGACCAAATCACAGTCACCGAGAACGGCACTATCCTCTACCGTGAGGCTACTCGCATTTTAAAAGATGGTGAGCAGATAGCACAAACCTATCACCGTTCTAGCCTAGCCCCAGCGAGTGACTTAACAGACGTACCAGCTAACGTAGTGGCAATAGCTAATGCAGCTTGGACAACAGATGTAGTAACAGCTTATCAAGAACAGGTAGCGAAAGTAGGAGCATAACATGGCAATCACGCTAAATGGTGACACAGGGATTACAACCCCAGCAGAAACAATACAGGGCAACCTAACAACCACAGGCAACACCATACTCGGTGACGCAAGCACAGACACCCTAAACGTAGGCAACGGTGGGTTGGTCAAGGACGCTTCGGGCAACCTAGGTCTAGGTGTAACTCCTAGTGCTTGGACAAGTCAAACAGCATTGCAAATTGGTGGTGGAGCTACAGGAGCTGCGGTAACTTCAGGCACTAATGGTGTTATGTTGTCTTCAAATACTATTTTTAACGCAGGCTGGAAATATCTAGCTAACGGGTACATTTCATACTATCAACAATATGATGGCATACATTATTGGGGTAGCGCTCCTAGCGGAACGGCTGGTAATGTAGCAGCCTTAACTGACAGAATGAAACTAGATGCTAGTGGTAATTTAATTGTTGGTGGTACAACTTCTTACGGTCAAATAACTTCCGTTAATAGTACAGCTGTTGCAAACTTAATTGGTTTACTTGATTCAGGCACTACTTATGGTTCATCTAGCTATTATATGATATTAAGAAATAGTGTAGGAACAGTAAGTGGTGGTATTCAGCATACAGCATCTACTACAGTAAATTATGCAACAACTTCAGATGAAAGACTAAAAGAAGATAAAGGCATTGCAACAGATACATCTGTAATTGACAATATAGTTATTCACGATTTTGAATGGATTGAAGACAATCGTTTAGACATAGGTGTATTTGCTCAAGAGGCTTATGAGATAAAACCTTCAGCCGTTGGCGTTGGTAGCGATGAAGTAACAGAATCAGGTGCATTGGAAAATCCTTGGTCTGTTGATTATTCTAAATTTGTACCTGATTTAATTGTTCATGCTCAACAACTTAAAAAATTAGTAGAACAACAACAAGCAATGATAGACGAATTAAAGGCTAAAGTGGCCGCCTTAGAAGCTGCTTAAATTAATAGGAGATACGAGATGGCAAAAGACAAACAGCCCCAAATCGTTACGATAGATGAAGTAGAGTATGACGCTAATAACTTTAATGAGGAACAGGTGGCACTATTTAACCATTGCCTAGACCTAGACCGCAAGATAGGTAGCACAAACTTTCAACTACAACAATTAAATGTAGGTAAAGATGCGTTTATCAAGTTGTTAAAGACAGCACTAGAACCTAAAGAGGAATAATATGGAAGCCCTGATAGCGAAAGTAAACGCATTCCTAGCTAAACTATACCCATCAATTCTTGCAGAGAAAGTGCCTGTGGATAAATTTATGCACTTTATATGTGGTCTAGTTATAGCAGCATTGATTACACCGTTTATTGGGGCTTACTCCATCCTAGTGGTGGCTGTAATTGCAGCCTTAAAAGAGATATACGATGCCCGTCACCCTGACAAACACACCGCCGACTTCTGGGATTGGGTGGCTACGAGTTTGGGTGGTGTTTTAGGTATGCTAATAATTACGTTACTTTAAAAAGAAAGAAATACTAATGATAAATATAGACCCAGTTGAATATGGCAAACTAATCTCAAAGGTTGATTCCCTTGAGAAAAAGATTGACAAGATGGAAAGTGCACTTGAGGAACTACTTGCCTTAGCTAACAAAGGTCGTGGTGGCTTTTGGGCAGGTATGATGATAGCTTCTCTAGTAGGAGCAGTTATATCTTACATCTCTAGGTACATTGTAGGACACTAGATGCAACTGACACCTCACTTCTCTCTTGCTGAACTTACTACAACTAATACTAAAATAGATAACACACCATCTAAAGAAGTAATAGAGGTATTACGCACAACTGCTTTCTACATGGAGAAAGTAAGAGAGATATTAGGCAATGTAGCAATCACTATTAATAGTGGCTACCGCAGTACTGATGTTAATCGTCAAGTAGGTGGCACTAGCAACTCGTCACATACTTATGGGTATGCTGTGGATTTTACAGCCTATGGTCATACTCCACTTACTATATCTAATATTCTTGCTAAAAGTAATCTTAAGTTTGACCAACTAATCTATGAGAAGACTTGGGTTCATATATCATTTGACCCTCGTATGCGTGGGAATATTCTCACACTCAAAGGTAAAGGTAAATATGTAAAGGGGATTGTATAATGTGGTCTGTCTTATTTCCAGCTCTACTACCAGCTTTAACAGATGGTGTTCGTGGTATCTTTGCTAAGTTTACAAAAGGAGCAGGAGGTAATCCTGTCAATGTAGCTGAACGCATACAACTTATGCAAGCAGAAACCGCTCGTCTACAAGCACTAGCAGAGATAGATAAACCATCAGGTGAACCTTCTATTTGGGTTACTAACTTAAGGTCTAGCTTTAGGTATATTGCAATTATCATTATTTGGTTAGCGACAGTGGCTGCTGTATTTACTCCTACTGTACCCGAAGCCATAACTTTAATTATGTTAGATTTAAGTGGTGCGTGTATGTCATTCGTAATTGGTGAAAGAATGTATTTAACTTTAAGGAAATAATATGCCATTAGCAAAAGGTAAAAGTAAGAAAACAATCTCCAAGAATATATCTACATTAATGCACGAGGGTAAACCACAGAAGCAATCTATTGCTATTGCTTTGAGTGAGGCTGGTAAATCCAAGAAAAAAGGTAAGAAATAATGCCAATTAAAAAAGGTCAAGAAACTTTTGAAGGGTATAACAAACCTAAACGCACACCAAATCACCCAACTAAATCTCATGCTGTTCTAGCAAAAGATGGCGACAAAGAGAAGTTAATTCGTTTTGGTCAACAAGGCGTGAGGGGTGCAGGTGCCAATCCATCTACTCCTGCTGAGAAAGCTAGACAAAAATCTTTTAAGGCTCGTCATGCAGATAACATTGCTAAAGGTAAAATGTCTGCTGCATATTGGGCTGACAAAGTCAAGTGGTAATAAATAGGTTGACAAATTGTATCTAGTGTGATATAATTGTATTATAATTAAAAGGAATATAAATTGACATACTTAGAATGTGTAAATCGAGTTTTAAGACGACTTCGTGAGAACGAGGTTACTACTGTCAATGAAACTCCATACTCCAAGCTTATTGGGGATTTAGTGAATGTTGTAAAAGTAGAGATTGAAAACTCTTGGAATTGGTCTGCTCTACGCACAACATTAACTGCCACTACAACTGATTCTTTGTTTAACTATGTGTTAGTTGATTCAGGCACTCGTTTCCGTGTATTAGATGTTGTAAATGATACAGAAGATGTATTCATGGAAGAACGCAGCAGCCGTTGGTTTGATGAACAGTTTTTAATGTCAAGTGTTCAGCACAGCGCACCTATCTATTATAACTTCAATGGTGTAAATTCTAATGGGGATACTCAAATAGATTTATATCCAATACCTGATGGTGTATATGATATTCGTATTAATGTAATACTTCCTCAACAAGAGTTAGTAGTAGATTCCACACAAATACAAATTCCAGCCAATCTCCTTGTAGAAGGTGCTTTAGCTCGTGCAATTAGTGAGCGTGGCGATGATGGTGGTTATGCTGAACAAGAACAACGCTATCGTTCACTTGCTGCCGATTTAATTGCTATTGAAGCTTCTATTAGACAAGATGAAACTATTTGGAGAGCCTATTAATGGCAGGGGCTTTAAAAGCTCTTAGCAATGCCGCACTTGGCTTTCTTGGGTTAAATACTCAAGAGAGTGGTGTGACATTAGAGAGTGGATATGCCTCAAAAGCCATTAACTGTATTATTGATAAGTTTGGTCGTTTAGGTAGCCGCAGGGGTTGGACACCCGTTACTACTAATAATGGTTCTTTAAGTGATACTGATTACTTAGAATCTTTGTTTGAGTTTATTGATATAGACTTAACAGCCACTATTCTCTCTTGTGGTGGTGGTAAGATGTATAGTGGTTCTACTACCCTTACAGAACTTCCAGTTAAACAAGCAAACCAAACATCAGATTTAACTATTACTTTTACTGGTAATAGGTGGCAATTCTCACAACTAGCAGAAGGTGCTGGTTATGGTAATACAATGTATGGGTTTGCTGCTCAAACAGGTAATCCACTCCTTGTATATCGCAAAGCTAACCATACTGGTGCTTATATTTGGCAACGAGTAGGGGATTATGGCACTAAACCTACAGGTGTATCTACCTTTGACCCTGACTGTTCACATACAGCATTTGGTCGTCATTGGGTGGCAGGTGTAACTGGTGCTAAGACAACAGTTTATTATAGCAAATTACTAGATGGTGCGGCTTTTACAGGGGTAGGTTCAGGTTTAATTGATATTGAATCTGTTGTTGGTAGCAGTGACCAAATTGTTGGTATATCCTCACATAATAATTATCTTATTATATTCTGCCGTAATAACATTATAATATACGATTCACCTGATGACCCTACTAATTTAACTCTTGCTGATGTGGTTACAGGTGTTGGATGTATTGCTCGTGATACTATACAACAAACAGGTACAGATTTAATATTCTTAAGTAATAGTGGTGTACGTAGTTTTAATCGAGTAGTACAAGACAAGAGTATGCCAATGCGTGACTTGTCTGCTAATGTTCGTGATGACTTAGTTCAGTACATTTCAGGTGAAGTATTAACAGAAGTTAAAAGTATTTATTTTGAGAGAGATGCTTTTTATCTATTAGTTTTACCTAATTTAAAACAAGCCTTTTACTTTGACTTACGTCAGACATTAGAAAATGGTGCTGCTCGTGTAACAACATGGGAAAGTTTCTTACCTAAAGCTCTTTGTAAGACTAGAGATAGAAACTTATATCTAGGTATGGCAGGTGGTATTGGTAAGTATTATGGATATTCTGATAATGGGGATTCCTATCGTTTAGAATACTATACTTCTAACATAGATGCAGGTGAACCTTATAGTCTTAAATTTTTAAAGAAAGCAAGTGTAATTGTAATTGCTGCTGGTACACAAGATGTTGTATTTAAATATGGGTTTGATTATAAAACAACCTATACAAGTAGAACATTTACAAAAGATTTTATTGGTGGTAGTGCTGAGTATAATATAGCAGAATACAATGTAGGGGAATTCTCTACTGGTATTGCTATTAATGATATTGTTATGCACTTAGGTGGCTCAGGTAAAATATTACAATTTGGTGTGGAAGTTCCAATTGAAGGTGCTCCTGTCAGCTTACAACAATTAACAATCTATTTGAAAACAGGGAAGATGGTATAATGTCAAACTATGTAAAAGCAACAAACTTCTTTACAAAGGATGCCTTGCTTACAGGTAATCCTAGTAAGATTATTAAAGGTGCTGAGATTGATGATGAGTATAATGCTATTGCAACTGCTATAACTAGTAAAGCAGATACTACTTCTCCTACTTTTACTGGTACTCCTATAGCTCCAACTGCAGGTGCAGGTACTAACACCACTCAAATAGCAACAACTGCCTTTGTTGTAGCTGCTTTAGCTTTAATGTATCCTGTAGGAACAATCTTTACTTCTACTAGTCTAACTAATCCAGCTACATCCCTTGGTTTTGGTACATGGGTAGCATTTGGTGCTGGTCGTGTATTAGTTGGTGTTGGCGGTGCATTTACTGCTGGTGCAACTGGCGGTAGCGCAGATGCAGTTGTAGTAAGTCACTCACACACTGCCACATCAAGTGTTTCAGATTCAGGTCATAGTCACGTTGGTCGTGTTGCTACTACTTTAGGTGGATATGTTGGTCAAGATGGTTTTGAAGAAGGTCGTGGTAATCCTGATTGGTCTACACAAACAAGTACAAATTCTGCAACAACTGGTATCTCTGTAGCAACATCTGTAGCATCTGCTGGGGTAAGCGGTACAAACGCAAATCTACAACCGTATGTTGTAGTTTATATGTGGAATCGCACGGCTTAATGAAACATCCAGTATTAGTTAAAAAAGACTATACAATTTACTTTGAATATGTTTTATATAATGAAATACAAGAAATTATAGTAGTGCATTGTGATATAAGTAAATGGAATAAAACAGTAAAACAACAGTTAGCGGTAGATAGTTATAATTTGTTTTCTAAACAAGATAAACCAGTAGTAGCTGTGCATGACAAAGAAGATAAAAAACATTTTAAATTTATAACAATGATGGGTTTCTATCCTTGTTTAGATGAAATACTAATAGAGGATGGTTCTAAAAATATGATGTTTATTTGGAGTAATATATAATGGGTGGAATCGTAGGAAGTATAGCAGGGGCTGTTGCTGGTCCTCTTATCGGGGGTTTAATGGCTCCTAAAGCACCAAAAGCCCAAGCGGCTCCTGGGTTTACACCTTATGGGGTTACTACTGGCTTTGGTACATCTACGTTTGATAATAAAGGTCAAACAGCAGGATATACCCTTACTCCTGAAATGCAAGCGTTTCGTGACCAATATTATTCAGGTGCTAGAGCAGCAATGCCTTCTGCTGAACAAACAGCTTACGGGCAACAAGTATCAAATTATGGTAAGGGATTATTTGGTCAAGCAACAGCTATGGACACTAATGCCATGACACAAGACTATTTGGCTAGACAACTTGCTTTATTAGAGCCATCTCGTGCTGCTGAATCAAGTCGTTTAAACGATTTACAGTTTAGTCGTGGAACTCTTGGTGCAGGTGTTGGTATGGGTCAAGGTTATGTTAATCCTCAACAGTATGCTCAAGCAATGGCTCGTGAACAACAAAATGCTCAATTAGGTTTAGATGCTGAAAGCAGAGCAAGAGAGATTCAAAATTCACAATTCCAACAAGCTGGTGCTTTATATGGCTTAGGTCAATCTTACCTAACAGACCCATATTCTACTGCTAATACATTGTTTGGTTATGGTGCTAATATTGAAAATCAAGGATTACAAGCACTTAAAATAGGTTCAGATATGGGCACAATGTCAGCTCAAGCTAATAATCAAGCTGCTCAATTAAATAATGCCTCTAATCAAACACAATACTTAAATCAATTATCTCAGGCAAATGCTTGGGGTAATATGGTAGGTCAAGGTGTAAAAGCTTATGGTACTTATAATAATAATGCTACAAAATTGAAAAGTATGCTTCCAACTCCTGTCTTTCAACAATACGGAAACTAATCATGGCTGAAATCGTACAAGGTTTATTTGGGGTTTCTACTGAACTGTTTAGACAGCAGCAAGATGCCCAATTTCAACAACAACAAATTGCTTTAGCGCAACTTGACCCACAACAACAACGGTTTCTTCAAATGGGAGAAGCTGGTAGGGCTATTGGTAGGGGTTTAGGAGGTTTATTGGGTGCAGAAGACCCAATATTAGCTAAACAAACAGCAGAAAATAATCTGTTGCAACAAGTGCAAGCCTCATTGTCAGCTGAAGACTTACAAGACCCTTATAAATTAAGTAGTGCTGTATATCAAGCAGCTATAAAAGCTAATATGCCTGAATTGGCTAATCATGCTTTACAAAATATACAAGTGGCTAAAAATCAAGCAATTGCTCAAGGTAAAGATATGTCAGTTATATCTGAAAATTTAGCTAAAACACAAAAAGCTTATTTTGATAGTCAAACTAAAACAGAACAATATGTTGCAGCAATAGCTAAAGCTGAACTTGAAGGTAATACTGCAAAAGTTACACAATTAAAAGCCCAGTTAGCTAAAGATTCTGAAATGAATCAAAAATCCATTGATAATCGTATTACAGAACTTACTACTGTAAAATCTAGTGGCAAAATGACTAAAGCTTTACAAGAAGAACTTGATTTATTAATATTTATTAAAAATGATGCAGCTTCAAAAGGTGCAGCAAAAACAACTATAGAAAATTTTGATAAATCTTTAGCAGGTAGATTAGGTCCAATGTATGAAAAAGGATTTAATGCTGCAAATCAAGCTGCTAAATCTATAGGCACTATTAATAATTTACGAGCAGTTGTTACAAGTAAAGATTTATTCTTAGGTCCTACTGCAACTCTTAGAAGTAATATAGATAGAATTGCAGTAACAATGTTTGGTGCAAAAGATGCAGGTGCTTTAGGTAATACTCGTCAAGCTATTCAAGGATTGGCAGCTCTTGCATTAAATGCCCGTAGTAGTTTAGAGGGTACGGGTTCTATTTCTGATGCAGAACAAGCATTATTAACTAGAGCAACTACTGGTGCGTTAGATGACTTTACAAGAAATGAATTAATACAATTATTAAATATTGTTGAACGTGAATCTTCAGCAACTCATAGTAACTATAAAGCTAGAGTAGCTAAAATTAAAGACCCTGATTTACGAGATGCTTATACTCCTGATAATATTCCAGCAAAACCAGCAGCTATTAAACGTCTTGATTTAAATAGACCTAAAGCTAAGTATTCTGCTGATGAGATATTAATACTTCAACAAGAACAAGCAGCACTAAGAGCTAAACAAGAGGGTAAATAATGGCAGAATATACAAGAACTGTTGATGTAACTGCTCCTAGACCTTCTCAAGCGGAAATTGACCAATTTGAAAAAGATAATCAGTTTGTTCAAGGTGTAAAGGGTGGTTTAACTGGTTTAATTAGTGCACCAATTTTCCTTCCATCGGCTCTTGCTGGATTTAAAAGTCCTGCTATGGCAGATATGCAAGAAAAAATGACAGAATTATTTGGACTAAAAGGTGAGCCACAACGAGATAATTATGTTACAACTGATAATTTAGGTGCGGAAACATTTGATGAATCCAAATACTTAACAGATAAAAGTTTATATCTTGCTGGTGAAGGTGGTGGTTCAGGAGGATTGTTTGGTATATTTAAAAAAGGTCTTGCTAGTAAATTAGCAACAATAGGTATATTAGCTTCTGAAAATGCTGTAACAAATACAGCTATTGGTTTATTTACTAATGACCCTGTTTCTAGAATGTTATACTCACTTCCTGCTGGAGTTTTAGTTGATGGTCAAAAAATAGTTAAAAAAATTGTTGAAAAAAATTACATTGCTCCTACAGTTGACCCTACTACTGGAGTTATTTTAACTAATTTTCAATCAACGGGTTCAGGAGTACAAGGAGCAAAAGAACTCCAATTACGCATGAATCCTGAAGCGTATGATAAAGTAAATTTATTTGAAATAAATAAAGATAAGACAATTGATAGTTTTATTACAAATATTCAAAAATTTGCTTCTAATAGTAATTTAGGATTTGATAAAGTAGTAAATGGTGTTCAAGCAGCTTATAAAAATTATACTTTATCATTAATTGGTAAAATGAAAAGTGATAGTAAAACTCAATTTGATTTAGCTATAAAAGCTGGAGCAAATCCATCTATTCAATTAAATAATACTAGAAATACTATTAAAAGTTTTTTAGATAGTGCTGATATGGCTACACCCAACGGTGGTAGAGTTGGTGATATGAAACGATTGTTAGCTGCTTATCCTGATGCGTCAGTACAATTTAAAACAGAATTTAATCCTTTGACAATGGTTCAAGAAAATAAAGCTATACCTATTGGGGCTACTGGTATTAATATTGACAAACTTCAACAACAATTAGCTGCTTGGGGTGATGCTGCTTCTACAGGTTCTTATAAACTATCTGATGATGCTTCTATAGGTGTTACTAAAGGTGAAGCAAAGATGGTATTAGGTGCGCTTCAACGAGATTTAGATGAAGCTATTCAAGATGGTATGGCAGGTGCTAAAGAACTTAAATTAGCTAGAACAAATTTTAAAGATAATTTAACAGCTTTAAATAAATTTAACTCAAGAAGTTTAACTAAGTATTTTGGTAATGACAAAAATCCTACCATAGAATCTGCAATGGAAAGATTAACTAAAGCTTCTCCAAGTGAAAAGGTTGAGTTATTAGCTGTCTTAGATAATACTAATCCTGCAATTGCTGATACTATTCGTAAAGAAACTTTTAATGCTTTATATGCAAAAACATATAATTCACTACCTGCTGCTGGACAAGGTAAAATAAATGTAGTTAAACTTTTAGAAAACTTTGGTAAATTAACTGAAAAAGAACTTAGATACCTTTTCCCATCTAATGTTGAATATAATTCTTTTAAAACTGGTGCTGAAGTTTTGCGTACTGCCTCTAGAAGGATTGATGCTGGATTTGACCCAAATAATGTAGGTAGGCAAGATACTTCTTTATTAGCAGGGGCTGTTGCTGGTCCACAAGCTCGTTATATGTCTTTAATTGCTTGGGATACTATTAAGAAAATTGCAAACATTTCACCTGAACAACAGGCAATACTTTTATTTGACCCTAGGGGACAAAAAGCTTTAGCGGAATTTAAAGTTGGAAATTATAAAGCTTTTAATCTTGCTATTGATGGTTTAGGAATAGTTCCACAAGGTATGGCAGGTATATCTAGTGCTTCTAATTTAGCAATAGGGCAATCAGGAGTTGATAGGGCTGAAGCAGCTAGATTAAAAAAATTAAATAGTATTTTAGGTATTCAACCTGTTGTTAATGAAAATGCCTTTTCATCAGAAGATGCTAATCGGTTAGAAGAACTAAATAAACTACTAAATATGCCATAATAGCTCTAAACCGCACATAAAGGGGTCTAGAAGCGAATATCATATAAAACTGATACCGTTACATAGACCCCTCTTTTTAAACAAGCCCTAGAGTGCAAGACAAGCTTGCTAAAATCATTATTTGTCAAACATCAAACGAATAATAAATAAATCTACTACAATCACATGACCACTTTCCTCACCAAGCATACGCTTATCAACTAACTCAAACCCGACCATCATTCCCGTAATAAATTCTACTGATACAAACATATTTATCCTTTAAGTTTGGCGAGGTATGCCATATCTACATGAGCTTCTTTTCCATCGGGGAGTTTGGCAATAACTGTATCAGGATAATATCCCCTCTTGACAACTTCCACTTCACAATCTAGCTGAACGTGCCATTGCTTTTGGTCTACTTTTACTTTCGCTTTTTTTACCATATATCCTCCTGTTCATCAGCTAACTCTAGACAAATGCGTTTTTGGTATTTCGCTATCTTATCCTCAAAGGCATAAACTAAATCCTCTGCGGTGATTTCCAGTAGGTCAAATATCTCCAACTCATCTAACTGCTCAAGCATTACCTCTTGCAATTCTTTAATCGTCAGCACTCTCAAACTCCTTTAGCAGTTCAATAAAATGGATGGCTTTATCTAAATCCTGAATTCCACCCTTATCTCGCCAGCGACAAAGGTATTTGATTGCTGTGGCTTCTAGGTATGGTATCCCATTCTTGTAGCAAAATTCGGCTGGTTGTATCTTGAACTTCTTGTAGTGGTCGCCACCTACTTGCTTATCAACTGCTTGCATATCTTTTCCTTTAGTCTTTATATAAGTAATTTAATACTTTTTTATTTCTAATCTCTTGTTCTCTTTCTTTGCTTAATTCTTTAACAGGAGGTGAGTTTTGTTGTCTAGGGTTTTCAGTCTGTTGCTCTTGGGCAAATTCTAATAATCTATCATCAAATAAAGCATCCATTAAATTAGTAATTCCATAATAAGAATACCATTGTAATTCGCCTAGAATTTTCCACCTACTTTTTTTATATGCAATTAATATTTTATTATTAACTCTTATTCCTTGAATACTATCTTTTATATCTACTGTTCTATCTGTGGCAAAACAATATTCTTCTATTTTTTTAGCTTTTACATATCCAGCAAGACTTTTTATATAACTGCCCATATATTTTCCTTATTCTTTATATCTTTTACGGAGATATCTTAAACTGATTGGACATTCATCAAACATACCATCCTTGACATCAAACAACATATACAAGCCCCTGAAGTGGCGGTTGGTTTGGTGATTTAGGTAATGCTCCTCGTGCTCGTAACAACTGCCTGTGATTAGAGCCATAACCTCTGACCCATCAGCCCTTAATCCGTAAGCAATATCTCTACCTTGTTGATGCCCTGCAATACAACTCTGATGATGCTTAGCAAGCAAAGCACGGGCAGTCCCACAAGGGCGACCCATAACACCAGCAACAAAGTAATGACAGAAAGCAATACCTTCAATAATGATAGGTTGCAGAAAAGGAACAGTTTCCCAGCCAGCTTCTTCATATTTTAAATCCTCCAAGGATATTAGTCCATCTAATTTAGGGTCATTATCTATTGCCCGATTTATGCGATTCTCGTGGTTTCCATACAACATAACCATTCGGGGATTCCAACGGGGTTTATGGTTATCTATTCTCCGTTGCTGTTCTTCTCGTATGGGGTTTAACAGCTTATCCATCGCCTCGTGAACCACCTTGATGTCTGCTTTGTAGCGTTGCCCCTCCATACTCTTGCTACCAGCCTTATCATGGCTAGACAAGGATGGCATATCTGCGAAATCGCCCAACATAACGATTATGTCAGGAAGCATATCAACAGCATATTTCCCAATGCGTTCTAGGTATTCTAGGTCGTCATTAGGTCTGACTTGAGTGTCAGGTATCACCATCATCCGTTTACTCATAGTGTAAGCCCTCGTTGCCGTTCTGACCTATGTTATCAATCCTATCCTCGTCCCAATTGTCTTTAGGGCAAGATGTCCAAGCACATTCTGTAACCTTGCTTAAATCCTTACCACATATCTGACACAAAGATGAATCACTATCCACAGCCCACTCCTGTCCATTCTTCCACACTTCACCTAACTCATTGTATGTGTTTTTTGCAATGTTATAAGTGGAGAATACCTCTTGCCAAGCCTTAGTGCCCTCTTTACGATAAAACACTTCTAAATCTTTTAGTTTAATATTCCTGTATGGATGATGTTCGGGGAGGTCGTTTAAACTTATCTTCATTTCTTTCCTTTCTTCGGCACAAGCGATTCGTCACGGAAATCACAAACCCTGCACTTAGTAAGTGTGTTAATAAGATATTTACAATCAGGAAGGCAACTTGGCTTAATGAGTTTAATACCCTCATCAAACTTCTTCTTACTACCTTTACCACTAATTATACTATCGCCTGTAATATCATTTTTTGTTGCCATGTCGTTCTACCCTTTCCTCAGCGGTCTTGATGTCGTGGCAAGGGGAGCATAACACCTGCAAATTCCCACCCTCACAAAACAACCTACTTATAAAAGTATTCCAATCTACAAATCCTGTAAAAGGACACACTACTGGTTCTACATGGTCTACATTCACTTCTTTAGCTGGGAATTCACCTTTGCACATATTACAAGTGAAGTGTTCAGCCATTCTATTTGTTTTGGCATTGACCTTTTTGCCTACTGATGCCGCTTTTAGAGTTTCATACTTGGGGGGATATTTTCTAAACCCACCTCGCAGAGTTGAAGTGATAAATGTCCGTAACCGACCTTCTGTCCAGCTAGACAAGATTTTTACCTGAATATATATTATAAACTCTTTTAATTGCGTCACCGTCTTCTTTGTCCATACTTGATTGAAAAATGTCATACCAATCGTTGTGCAAGGTTTGTATTAAGATATTCTCACAGTCTTCTTCTGATAAATCTATTACTTGTTTACTAACAACATTTACCTCAAACTTCATTTAGTAGCCTCTCGTATCGTGAAATATAACTATCATCTAAAGACCTAAGAATATACAAGCATTGTGCGTTCATCAAGAACTCCTCCTCGCTGGCGTATTGTGAAAGGCATACATCCAACATAGCCCTCTCATTATCAATTCCAGCAAGGAGTTTGCGAGCCTTGGCTTCACCCAATCCCTTTACACCCTTCACATTATCAGATGTATCACCCTTTAGGCATTGCTCGTAGAACAAGCGTGTGCCCTCTAGGGCTGTCTGTGTGATGAATGTATCAGGCTTAATCCACCGCTTTGCTTCAGGACCTCCCTGTATCTCCCATTGGAAGTGTCTACCTTCTATTTGCAAAAGGTCTTTGTCCAATGAACAGATAATCGTGTCAGCAGTTTGGTAGATTCCAAGGGCATCGTCAGCCTCAAGATTACTAGGGGCAACCTCAGCACCTAATTTCTTTATTGAGAACTCACGACACTCTTGCAACCAGTTTGGTTTTGGTTGTGTGCGGTTTGCTTTATACTCAGGGTAAACCTCTTTGCGGAAGTTTCTAGCCCCTGTGAGAAAAGCCCTATACTCTGTTGTTTGCACTTTGGTAAGGATGTTGTCTAGGAGTTCCTCTACACGATGAGTGGCAATAGCTAAGTCTTCATTCTCAGCACTAGCAGAACATCTGTAGCAGACCAAATCCATATCAATTAACGCTATCATATATTACCTCGTGTAAAAATATACAACAACCAACCCCTACCAACATACCTAAGAAAAAGGCTGTGCTATAACAAAGGATGTATTCAATCACACGGCACCAGCTAAATCGGTGTCAGCATCTTCGTCAGCACCATACTCTAACAGCTTAGTAACAGTCAGGCGAGAGATTGTGGCACTTACACCCTTCTTACCCTTAAATTCCCATGCAAAAGGTTTAACTGTTGCTACGGCTAGTGAACCGTTACCAATTTTGATGTTACTAGGAACTTCCGAACCATCCTCGTAATAGGCTGGGATTGGGTAGGTCGATTTACAAGTAATGTATACACCACGTTCGTCTTCTGCTTTTTGCGATTCACGGGCTTCAATTCCTTCTTTGGCTAATTCTTCTACTGCTTTGGTGGACAAGTTTGACAGGTCAATCTGATATTTCCCTGACATCTCATTTACATGGTTTAGGTTTGCCCACATGATTGTTGCTTTTAATTTTGTCATACTTAACTCCAATGTCTAATAGTGTTGATAATAATACAAAAACAGGTAATAACTTCTAACATCCTAATCCAATTATAAGGTTTCTGCTGGCTCAAAGACAAACTCCTCAAACTGTTTAGCAATGGCAATGATGTCACCTACCGTTGCTTTAGGGGATAGGGCAATAGCATTAGCAAGGGATGATTGTCTAACAATGTATCGTTGTTTAATCGCCCGTTCCTCTGCTGTTTCATAGTTACTACCTATTACCTTGGTCGTTGGTGCAGCTTGTTTAAACGACCCTACTGGACCAATAGCAGACCAGTTGTCATACTTACCATTCTTTGTGATGGCTACTTCAAATTTGTCACCAATGTTCGCATCATCTAACACACCAAACACCTTGGGGTTAGCAAAGGGAACTATGTTCTGTGTGCGAGTTACGCCTTCAGAGGTGAAGGTTACAGCTAGAGTGCGTGTGGGTTTCCCAAACTTATCCTCTTTATCTACCTTTGCTATATCTACAATCTCAATTTCCATTATACAACCTCCATATCTGCCCAATTCAAACCCTTTTGACACTCAGCCGCCATTGGGACATTAAATTTCACACCAAACATCTTTTCAAAATTAGCTGGTAGGTCGTGAAACACGCTGTGAAACATTGCCACTAATTCCTTAGTATCGCACACTTTGTCATCAAAGTCAAGGATTATCGAATCGTGCACCGTATTTACTAACAAACATTTGTCGCCATATCCTAGCTTTTTCAATCGGTTATGAGCACTAACCCTAGCCAAAGCCATGAGGTCTGCACCCGTTCCCTGAACAGCATAATTCTTAATCTGCGTGTCCTTATACTGCCCACCGAACTTCTGAAAGTAATATTCCCTACCAGTTGGGGCTACTAGTTTATTGGTTTCCACTACCTCACGAATAATCTTTGTGTGCCATGCCCCTATGCCCCGATACTTGTCGTAGTAGGCATCCACCACATCCTTCCAATATGCCTTACTCTTGCTTATAGAAGTGAAGTCGGGGTCATTAGCAAACGAGAATTCATTGCCACCATACAATATCCTAAAGTTTAAAATCTTTGCTATCAAACGGGATGGTAGCCCAAACTTCTCTTGGTTATCGGTATGTAAATCCACACCATTTACAATCTCGTTTATTAGGACTTGGTCTTGGCTAAGGTAGGCGGCAACACGGATTTCTAGAGCAGACGCATCTGCCTGTAACAGCATTACGGCAACTCTCGAATGATTGCCATTAAGTTTGGATACTTCAGTTTTGACAAGAAGAATTCCGCACCATACCTGCTAATAAACTCGTTAATCTCAATCATTGTGAATTCCACATACATTTCTTCTTCATTCATACCTGATTCGTTTTCTCTGTCCATGTTATTCCTCGGTCTGTTATATAAGTTAATCGGGGGTAGGTAAAACTTATGCCATTCTATCATAATTTCTTTGCATTTTCCTTCATCTTAGATAAGATTAAAAGATAAGTCAATTCCTCAAGTTCTGCTTGTGTCATAATCAATCCCACAAATTCCTATAATATTTACCAAATAAAGCAAGCCCTTTATCTATTCGCTTATTATGCGCCCTTAGTCCATCCCAATCAATCCTATCTGTCCAAAACTTCTCATCACTTTCGTCATCTAACACTTGCTCAAATGACCAAATCATCTCATCTACTATGGTATTCCACTTCTTTTCAGTAAGAGTGCTTGGATATCCATACTTGTCTTCCTTTAGCTGTTTAAGCATTGGTAGGATGATTTTAGCAAGGGTGGTATTCATATTCCATGTGTCATATTCATCAATGTGCACATATTCGACACGAGGGTGGATTGTGTCTAAAACCTTCTGCAAAATCGACATGACAGGGTATAAGATGTTGTTTAAACGCTTTACCCACGGTTCGTGATATTCAATCTCTCGCCAAAAGCACAACTTCTCTGCTATTTTCAATGGGCTTATCCAATGGTATCTATAATTAGATAGGTATATTTTCATATCTATTTCCTTTGTCTGTAATATTTCTTAAATTATGTGACACAAAGTGTACAATTTGGTAGTTTTGTTGCCAATAAGTAACAGTTTTAGTTCAAAACTAAACTAAAAGTGTAGACCTACGCAAATAATTAAACTCAAAAAAGTGATATATCAAACAGTCTTCCCTATGTAGGTAGCCTTACTGTCTTTAAACTGAAATGTTATTTCACACTCTTGCCCTTTCGTTCCATTAAAAAGCTTCCATACGCCATATCCCATAGAAACAAAAGCAATGAGCATAAGGGTAACCACCACTACGGTGGCTCTATCTATATTCCTGTCTTTTGAACAATCACAGTTGCGTCCTTGATTACAATTTTGATTACACGGCATCATCATTCTCCTGTTCTACTACTCTATAAAATTTAACATATTGCCAATCTAGCTGGCTTGCCTTAACAACATAATTGCCTTGAGAGCTGTAAGTTTCCACTTCAATCAAACTCTCAGGTGGCTCGTAACATTCAGGTGAGCCGTCGTGTTTCCTCCAACCATTCCGTTCATACAGCATATCTACTCCCGAATACACCCTTCATATCCCCACTAATGTTTTGTAGGTTGGGTTTAGTTGATGATAGTCGCCCTGTCCGAGCAACGCATTGGTTGAGGTTCCCGTGCAACATATTCACACCCCAATTCATTTTCTCCCGTAACGCTGGCAACCCTAAATAATAAGTTGATACTATCTTTTCTAGTTTAGCGAGTTCCAAGATGGTGTCCACTATTTTCTTTGCCTCACCTTTTGGCTTAAGGGATTTTAACACATCAGCCCCAGTAGCCCAATAACCCTCTTTCTTAAGTTCACTTCCCACCAAGGGTTTAACAAGCCGTGGCATATAGAATGAATAATCTTTCCAACCCAGCTTCTCCTGTCCCTTCCTATCCCCTGTCTTATACACCCCTACAACTTCTTTACGGGGAATGGTGATAGTGCCACCATATAACAAGGCGGATAGGTGGTCGCCACTCTCGGTGTTAAATTCAGGGATTGAATGGCTTGCATACAGCGATGCCCGTAACGCCTCAATCTCTTTACCTAAGACCTCAGCCTGTTTCAGACAAGCCCACTCGTCAAACAGCAGACCATTATATTCAATCTCCTGTAAGACAATCAGGTCTTGGTTGTGAAGGGAAACAAGTCGTTTAAACGCTGTGCTTTTTGCATTTACTTCTTCAACCTGTTTTTTATAAACTTCTAAAGTTAAGGATATATCTTGCTTTAAATATTGTTCTAAAATATCTCTTGGAATATCAGGTGTGTCTATTCCAGCATCCCAATAAGCCTTAACCTCATCTAATTTAGAACCAATGCCATAATACTCACATACTCCATTTAAACTTGGATAACTATCTGCTTGACCTTGTAGCATAAAGTGAACAAGTTGGCAGTCCCAGCAGCGAATATTACTAAAGTCTAACCCATATCGCTTACCCCATCCAATATCAAATTTAAGATTAAAGCCAACAAGTAGGTCGCAATTATCTAAAATACTTTGAGCTTCTTTTAGGGAATTCCCATAAGGTTCATCATTATATTCTATGGGTAAAAGAGAATACTCTTGCTCATCTTTATAAAATCCTACATACACAAGTTTATTAGTTTGGCTATATGTTGAGCCCTTCTCATAAATAGTTGTTTCTACATCATAAGCGATTATATTTTTCATAATGAAATTCCTTATACAAGGATTTAGTAAATGTATTGTAAACCTCAGAAGCTTCTTCAGCCGTATTAAAACTACCTAGATGATGTCGAACACCATTATAGGTGCATTTTGCTCTGTATTTCTTACTCTGAGTATGCCAATAAACCCCGATATACCCAGTAGCATTGTTAGATTGTTTTCCACGATTTAAAGCATTTTGAGCCCTAGTAGCTTCTCTTAAATTTTGCAATCGATTATCAGTTTTATCATTATTTATATGGTCTAAAAATTCAGATGGAAACTTACCATAAACATACATCCATATAATTCTATGATACTGGTAAACCTTTTTATCAATAGTAATATGAATATATCCAGTATTATCTAATGTGCCTGCAACACTTCCAATTAAAGCTCTAGTACCTTTTCTAACTTTCCAAGTTAATTCCCCTGTAAATTCATCATAATTTAAGATACTGTTTAAATACTCTTGTGTAATCATAGTTTATATCTCCTCTATAACTATTTTAACATAATTATAGTCACTTGTCAATCTATTTTTACATATCTTGATAGATACTCAAGTGAGGAACAATTAAAACTTCTTTGCCTTTTAGATGTCGCATAGATTCAACGCTATCTATACTGCCTCGTAACTTATTCTTGGGGATATTTATATACCTAACATTCTCATATCCCTCTTTGTCTGTCCTACCAATACCAATAATAAAATCTAGTTCCGATGGCTTACTGGTCTTACTGTCTGCCATTTGGCTTTCATTGATGTAGCGGTCATTATGCCCTGTGCTGTCCGCTTGTCCAACACTTATTACAGGGCAATAGGTCTTAGCGATATCTCGTCCCCACTTGTAAATCTCATGCAACACCAAATCTTTCCTATCGCCAACAAATCCCTTAACCTTGTCCATGTTGTCAATGATAATTAGCGATGGCTGCACTTGCTCTATCAGCTTTTCCATTGTCTTGCGTTCAACAAGGGATGGTTGGTCAATAAATTTAATCTTATCGCCAATTTTCTCGTCCCATATCGCTTTGGCTTTCTTGATGTTGTTACTCAATTCCATGTAGGTGAAACCTGTAACAGCAGAATACATTCTCCATACAATATCCTTGCCACCCTCCTCATTAAAAAATATGAGAATTGGTTGTTCTACCTGTTCTGCCATAAAGGTAACTTCACTTATCCACATGGCGGTTTTACCTGTTTCCACACGGGCAAAGATGTGTCCGAAATTCCCCTTGCGTAGTGGTCCGAGTGATTGGTTGAGTGCGTTTAAACGCCACTTTAGTCCAAGTGATAATTCCTCCTCGTCCATAAGTTCCTCAATGTCAGTTGTTACCCACTCTATCTCCTCTATCTCATCAACAACCGATAATTCCAGTTTATCAATGATAGGTGCTAAATCCTCTACCTTCTTGCGCCCCTCGGCAACATCAATTGCTACAAGGGATAATTCACTAGCAACGGATTGCGAGTAGTGTTGTTGCATATAATCAACGATTGATTGGGTATAAACCTCGGTCTTATCAACAGTAGCCAACAGTTCACTTATAACTTTTCTATCACCATCTTTTAACACGGGATACAATGTTAGATATTTGGCTTCAAGTTCCCCTACGCTTTTAGCTGGCAACGATTTGAACAGCTTGAACAGTAGTGGGTAATCGGTTTTAATAAAATCTAGTTTTAAATAAGTGTGGTATTTAGTATATAAATCATTGTCCTCTAAAAATAGCTTCAATATGCTATGTTCTATCATCTTTTTACCTCTTGAATTTGCTTATTGACAACATAGGAAATCTATGTTACCCTAATAATATATAATATATATATTTAATATATTATATTATTATATATATACTCTTTTATTGCATTGTCGTCATACTCTTTAGGGTCTTTAGGGGATATTACAACCCTTACCCTCTTGTTTAATCTCTCTGACAGGTTTCTAGCCGTTTTAATGGCATCTTTTGCCTTGTCAAAATCATTCCAAATGCAGATATTATTGTAGCCTTCTAGGTGGCTTGCCGCATCTTGAGATGGCATACTGCCTAACATTGGGACAGCAGTAAATTGTCGTCCAACCTTGACAGCAGATATTATATCCTCGACAAACACCAATACATCTTGGTTATTACCATATTTTAAAAAGGGTTTTGTGCCACTCGTCAGGTATTTTGCACCCTTTCCAAAGTTTCTAGCGCACCAGTAATTGCTATCAGAATATAAAACCAGTAAATCACATGGCATTAAACCATATTTTCCAATTCTTTCCCTTGCATAAGTGAATTGTGCTATCTCATCACTCGTTAAACCATACCCTAGGAGCCATTTTAAGGCACCGCCATCGAGTTTTGTGTCCAAAGTGATACCGTTACATATCTTAACCTCTTTTATCGCCTTAAAACGCTTTAAACTAAGTTTAGGTGTATATTTATTACAGCTAAAACAGTAATAGCTGTCGTCATATTCTGCATTTGCATCACTTGAGCCGCATTTTTCACAAGGTGTGAATTGTATAAACTTACTCATCTATAATTCCTTGCAATTCTTTTTCAATCTCAATATATGTGATTTCGTCTTTCGTAAACTGATAACACTTGTTGCAAAAGTCCACATATACCCCATGACTATCTTTACGAATAGCCTCTAAATCTGATAATTCACAATCACAAGCCAAACACCTCATTTTATTTCCTTATAATAAATGTTGTCAAAAAGCAACACTATTATAACAGGTTGTTGTAAAAATACAACATAAAACTCAGGTTCCCTATACACACACAAAGAGTGTTTAAACGCTGTGTTTAGGCTGTAATTTCCGTGATTTGCAGCGATTTTCGGTTAATTGCATGAAATTGTCAGGGATTTTGCCATATTTTTTACAAGGGATTAAAGCCCCATCTAATATGCGAAACCTTACGCAATTTTCCCAACCATCATAAAAATATACATCGAAAGTAAATACTGAAGTCCATTTGATTTTCATTATATAAAATCCTCTTCTATTTGAAAGTTGTCCATCTTATAATCCTCTTGTCCTAAGTCTAAATCTTTCCAATACTCAAGCAAAAAGTTTTCCGCTTCTTTTTTACTAGCCCAATAGGTTTTAGGCATACTCCATCTAGTCCAATCGTCGGTTTTATCGTCGCACTCCCAAATTGTGTAAACTTTAGTTAATCCCATATAATTTCCCTCACTTGTTGAATTTTAAGCAGTTCAG